TGTTTTAAAGTTACTAATTTTTTCAAAGTACTTTTATAATATGTTCCTTCACCTACATTAAAGATGAAATGAGCTAAAGCCAAACGTTTATTATAATCCAGTTTTTCATCGATTTTAACGAGCTTTTTATTAAAATCTGATCTAAGTATTGAATCAGCTTGTTCAATGGTTATATGGTCTTGTTTTTCACCTTTAAGTATCATATGACCATATCCAATAGTTGGTTGCCCCGCGGGGCAAAGATACGGTTTTGATTCAAAATCTTCAACTTTCTTGATATGGTTAATAACCTTTTCATACATATCTTCACAATATGTTTGATAAAGAAAGTTATTGATTTGTTTCTCTTGATATTCTTTTGTCTGAACTGGGGCGAAAGATGCTAATGTAAAAAACAATAGAATAGCGGTAAATAATAGATTTATAAATGTTTTCATAGTTAAATGTTTTTAATTAAAAATTTCATTATTTCTATTTGTTTTGTGTATTCTGCTAACCATCTTGGATTATTCTTATGAGTTTTATTTACTTCATTTTCAAAATCTATTAAATTACCTTTGAAACAACCACATATGATTTGCGTTTTTTCTGTAGAAAAATACATTATTGTTTGGTCTATTCGCGAACCAATATAAGGTGTTTTATATATTTGAGGATTTGTAATGAAATCACTACAATTTCTACAAACACTACAATATCTACAATCACTACAATTTCTACAAACACTACAATCACTACAATTTCTACAATATATACAATCACTACAATTTCTACAAACACTACAATCACTACAATCACTACAATTTCTACAAACACTACAATCACTACAATCACTACAATTTCTACAATATCTACAATCACTACAATCACTACAATTTCTACAATATCTACAATCACTACAATCACTACAATTTCTACAACGGTTTAAGGTATTCTTGTTTCTGAGTGCTTGCTCTTCTGTAAATAAATCACAATTCCATGAATTGTTATTATCATCCACCCAATTATTATTTATTTTTTCCATAATTTTTTTTATTTTTTAGTTATCTTCAAAATGTTTGTATAAATTAAGATGTTTTATATGTTGCTCAATTTCCAGGTTTTTTTTATATCTTTTTTCAAAGATTTTGTCAATTTCATCTTGCTCTTGTTCATCATGTAAAACCATTTTTTTCATTGTATTTATAAGTTCTTGAGCAGTGTCTTCTTGTAATGGCCTATCTTTAGAAATTTCATAAATTTCAGCACCTAAACTGATAAGCCACGGGGCGAGGTTTTCATCAATAACCTTTATAGGCTTTTTAGGTTTTCTTTTAAACAAAGAAAAAACTTGTAGTCCTATCAAAAGAACTACAAGTATAACAGGAATTACCATCATAACACTCCAAACATTAGTAACCATAAAGCAACTATAATTACTCCAATCAATAATAAACCCAAACATTTTATGGTAAATTTACCAGTATCAGACCGGGTTTCTTTAAATTCGTCATCTTGTATTCTCATAATATTCATATTTAAAAAATTAAGATTCATAATCAATATCTTCATCAATTAGTTCTTCTATTACTTCAAAGTTTTTTAGATAGCATTTACCAGCCATCCATTCATTTGTTCTTTCTTCTTGAAATTCCCATTGGCATGAACCCACAAAGTCCCAATGGTCAGAATATCTTATTACATAGTCTCCATATTCATCAGAACCATACCAATATAAACTAGATATTGAATATCCCTCTATTCTTAAATAGACTGGAGTTTTATCAGTATCTGAATCTATACTTGCCGATGGAGAATCATAAAATTGCAATTTAAATAAGTCTTCTAGTAACACTTTGTATTTTTCTTTAAAATGTATGTTACTATAATAAGCTCCTGTGATACTTTCAATATAAGGGGCAAGACTTTCAATAGATTCAATTTTTATGTAGATATAATCTAACATACTTGAGTATGAGATATAGGAAGGCTGTACTAATGGTCTCTTACATGACTTAAAGAAAGCCTGCGTACAACTGTAAAAATTATCATATGTTATCATGATTCTTTTGGTTTATTAATATGTATTACTTCTTGCTTTCCATCAGGATTAATAACAACCACATAATTGTTAATAAAACCTATTTCATAGAAATCAGGTTCTTGGAACGTCTTTACAATAATGTATCCTTTTAGTCTAAGATTGGTTAAAAATCTTGAAGTGCTAGTATATTTAACTTTCTTTTTGATAACCGGAATAATTGGAAAAGAAGTTCTTTTAAGTGAAGTTAAGGGTATAGTGGTATGTTTAATTCGACTGACTGATTTACGAAAATTTTGGTTTACTTCCACTGCGGGTAAACCCTGAATAATACAATCATACTTCTTAAAAGTAGAACTAAGAACATAGGCCACTCCTTTAAGGGTTCTCAGGCATTTGATGTTAATATAGTCGGTTTTGTAAGTTTTCATATGACCCGGTTTCAAATTACAGGCAATATGTTTAGCATGATTCACCGTATAATTAATGTGGAGTTTTTCTACATCAATCTTTTTTTCGATTTCTTTGCGTACTTTGTCCTTTAAAGACCGTCTTTGGTTACTTTCGTAACGCAAGCGGGTTTCCAATGCTGTATTGTAATTTTTCATGTTGCAAATTTTTTGTTTAATATTATGAACGTAAAAGTACGGTTAATTTTTCTAATAACGAAAAAAATTTAAAATTATTTTTTAAATTTTTACAAAATACTTTTATACCATCAATAATTATAAGGCATTTGAAGATATAAAAAAATAGAAAAAGGTGATAAAAAGAATAATAATAAAAATATAACCATAATAACTCTTTACTTTTACTGTATGCAATAATTAGTTTTTAAGAAGAAAATGAAACGCACCACAAATCCAAATATATCCCAGAAACAACCTAATAAGCCCCCCTTAGAAGTAGTGGAGTATACCCTGGCTGAATTGAAGGATATATTAACTGAAAAGCAAAAAAGGTTTTGCCATGAATACGTAAAAAATGGTTGGAATGCAACAAAAGCTGCAAAAATTGCTGGTTATAACAAATACACCGCTGGACAAATTGCCTGCGTGACATTAAAAAAAGTTTATATTTCTCAGTATATACAACACATCAAGTCAGATTATGAGTTATTATGTGGGGTTTCAAAAGCCCGTCAAATCCAGGAATATATAAAGGTGGCTTATTCAAGTATGGCTAAATTTCATAATACTTGGATTGAATTAAAAGATTGGGAAAAAATCAAGAAAGAAGACAAACATGTACTTGACGCTGTAGAAAGCATAGAGCATAAAACAATCACCGTTCTAAAGTCACGTTTACCAGCAAAGGTTGAATTTGTTCGCATTAAATTGTATCCTAAATTACAAGCTCTGGAAAGAATTGATAAATTGATGGGATACAATGAACCAGATAAATTTGATGTTAATGCTAAAGGAACCATGAAAGTGTTATCTGGGAATGTATCTGATATTAGGAAAGCTTTTGGTTTGGATAAATTAGATGATTTGATTAAAGACAATGGA